CAAAGGGCGACCCTGCTTATCTTTCCGCAGATGACACGGTTAGTCCTGCAGCAGCTGCTCAAGACTGCATTGGAATAGCAACAAAGACGGTTGCTTCCGGCGCCATGTGTCCTGTTCTCATTAAAGGCAGGGTGAAAGTCAAGGCTGGCGGAGCCATAACCAGAGGCAAAGCCGTTTACGGTGCAGACGCTTCAAAACGTGTGGTCGCATTAGCCGACATCAACGAAGGTGGCTCAGCTACGATATCATGGACGAGAAAGCTAGGATGGGCATTAGAAACGACAACAACAGCGGACGACCTTCTCTTCATTTACGTGGAGAAGTGATAGCCTTGAAACCCAAGCTTTTTGAAAGTTTGATGGCGAAGGACAGCGAGCATAAGCAGTTTTACGAAAAATTAAAAGAAAAGGCAGCTACGCACCCGTTTGTCAAGCGCTATTGCGAAGTGGGTGTTAGAGAAGGACTGTTCAGTGACATGGTTGGCGCGCTTGGGCGTATGCATGACACGCTTGTGGAGGCTGCTTATCCAGAGCTCATTGGCAGAAACATCATAAATGTTCGCCCGACAACCGAGACTTTAGAGCGTTTTCCACTTGACGAAAAAGCTGTTGCATATTCATACGCGGAAGGCGCAACTACGAGGCTTAGCGGTAAAAAGCATAGCACTGTTGACATTCAAACCAACCAGCTTGCAGAAGCAAGCGAGGAATGGACTCGTGAGTTCGCAGAAGACGCCACTTGGAACGTCATGGATAACATGGTTGAAAAGGTCGGCAGAATCTTAGGCGAAAACGAAACCAGCAAAATACTCTCGCTTTACGGAGCCATCGCAGACGCTGATTTGGCTGGTGGCGCACCCATTGCTGGTGGCGCTGCTGCCCTAAGCTGGGCAGGTCTCCTTAAACTTCATAACGCTGTGAGAGGAGAAAACTGGCGTCCCACAGTGCTTGCGGTGCACGAAACACAACTGCATCAATTGTTAAACGATGACAAATTCATCCACGCTCAATACTTGCCCTCTGGACAAACAGATTTAGAACAAGGCATCGTAACAAGCGTTTTGGGCATGAAAGTTCAAGCCAGCACACTATGTACCAATGGAGTGGCCTATGCAATTGACACTCGAGTGGCCGCGATCATGCTCCTTCGCAGAGACGTAACAGTTGAGGACTGGGAAGACCCTAAAACCGGCGAGTTCGGTGTCAGGGCTACTACACGCTTCGGCTTAGGCGTCTTGCGGAGTAAAGCAGTTGCCAAGATGACTAACATAAGCACAAGCCTGTAAGCTATCCAAGGTTAGACTAGAAATTGGCAAAATTTGAAGGAAAATGCCCCAACTGTCGAAAAGTTCACTATTCAGATCGTAAGGACGACATTGTTGTCTGTGACTGCTGGAAGTATTGCCCTCTGTGTGGCGCTAAAATGACGCCTTACACGTCTGATCTTGCGCCTAACACTTACGGCTTAGACGGCAAACGTGATCTGCAGATTCTGATGGTGTGCACAAGCCATTCTTCCCCTTTTTATTCAACTCAAAAACCCGTAGAGGTTGTTTGCGTATGAGAAGTTTGAATGAAAGATTGCATCTTGCAAAAACCGTGTTGAAAGAGCTTAGCAGACAGTCTCTATGCAGAACAGAGCTTGAGAAGAAAATTATTAGAAAGCTTGACATTCATGCCACTCACGCCACTTTTGAAGGCATATTCCAATACCTTGTCCAGAACGGCTACGTGCAAAAGAGCGAGCAAAAGCATCGTGCTCCATATGTGATAACAGAAAAGGGTAAAAAACTTTTGGAAGGTTTGCAGATTTGAGTATTCTGAAGCGTTTAGCAGAGGCTTTCACGAAAAGTACACGTTCAGGTTATGCGTATCCAAACAGCCAAATGATTTTTGAAACTCCAGAAGTTCCTCTCTCTGATATTTTGAAGCTTTATGAAAGGGATCCTACATGTAAGGCGAGTGTTGACCTTTTAGCTGCTACCGCTGTGGGCATGGGCTTTTACACAACTGCAAATGATGAACAAGCTAAAAGAGTTGTTGACAGGTTTAATGAAGAAGTTAACCTTGACGCTTTGCTCAACGACATGGCCCGTGTCCTGATAGCTGCCGGGAACGATTTTTGGCTAAAGATTACGCCTGAAAATTTGAAAGAACTGAAAAGGTTACACATAGACGCCATTGATAAAATCGAATACAGCTTCTTCAGCGAAGAAAAACTCAAAATTCCCTACAAAACAGAAGGCTACAAACTCGCACACAAGTACGGTGGAGAAACCCTCAAGCCAGAAGTTCTCATTCACTGGAAAATCAACTGTGTAGGCACGTCTGGATTTGGAACAGGCATCCTCCAAGTATTGCTCCACACGCTTGTTTTTAACAGCAACAAGAGACCCAGCTACGCATGGATGAAAGCAAAAATTGAACGTATAATGCCCAAAATATTTGAGAAATACGCGGGACCAGACGTTTTAGCTTTGCTTGAGAAGGCTAACGATGAAACAATCCAGAAATTTGAAAGCGTCATAAGAAACCGCCCCGAAGAAGGCGCATGGCTTTTCTACAGTGGGAAAGGCGACATAAAACCAGTGATGCTTGATCCACGAGCACGCTTTGAGTATTACATAGACCACATCATAAACCAGTTCTACCTTGGATGCGAAACACCCTTGCCACGCTTGTTCAGCACTCCGGGCTTCACAGAGGCTTCTGCCCGTGCAGCCTTAGACCTTCAAGACATGTTGATTAAGCCTATTCAACGCTACATCAAGCGACAAGTTGAACGGGACATTTTTGACGTTGTTTTGACTCAAGAGGGCTTCAACCCAGCAGAGGCCAAAATAAGGCTAAACTGGGGCAGTCCCAAGGTTCCTGAACTTGTAACAGCAGACCTGCTCAAAGCGTTTGAGCTTGGAGCCATAACGCCCACAGAATTCCGTAAGAACGCTGTGAAATTTGGCTGGGAATTGACTGAAACAGAGGAAACGCAACAGGTTTTGGAGGCGTTATGGAAGGCTCGTTTCAAAAAACCGCAAGGAGGTGAGGACTAACGGGATTCAAGTTCAAACCCAAACTGGCTACTGCTCTGGCAATCGCCAAAGGGATCCAAACGGCATGCACCGTCATTTTGGCTCAAGGCGACTTAACAGTCATCATCATCGTTGAAGCCATCGCAAATGCCATGCTGATGGGCGTGAGCTACTACAAAGAAGCAGAATAACAGAGGCTAAAATATGGACAAAGAAATTCCCAAGAATCAGTTTCCTATCAGCAGACGTAAAGCAGCAGGAAAAGTACGGATGAACAAACAGATTCTAAAGGAAATAGAGAAGCTTGAACCGGGAGACCTTGTCTGCATCCATTGGAACGACGCCTCCATCGGCAGCAGCTTCACCACAGCAGGCATACCAGTCCCAGTAAAAAGCGTAGGCATATACGTGGGCTCCGTCGGAGAACCTAAACACGCAATTCTGGCACAGAACGATTTTGCCTACAACTATGAACTGCGCGATGAGGATTACACAGCCATTCCGCAAACATGGTTCCGAAAAGTGGAGATCATAAAGAAAGCCTTCCTAACAGAACAAGAAGCAAGCATCATCCTCAAAAGCATACTTTCAGGACCGTCCACTCGTAGAAGACGTAGAAGAATTTTTCAGATGAGGACACAAAACCATGAGCTGGATTAGAAGAGCCCTAACCAAAAAGCTGACCCGAAAAGGACCAAAAGGCAGACAACAAATCATAGTGGTTCCGCCAAGCGATAGGCTTCTTTATGCAGTTTACTTCAGCCTCGGCATGACAGCATGCCTAACCATACTCGAAGCAGTGCACCTCATTGTTTTGGGTAAATGGAACCCAGAAATCTTTGCAGTCATTGCCGGTTTGATAGGCAACATAACAGGCATTTTCTTAACGCAAAAAACGTAGGGGGGTCGACAGAACGATAGAGGGGTATCGCTTCAACAATTTTCTGCGAAAGGCTCGAAGAGTAAGGAGACAAGTTGAGAAAGACACGCAACAACTCCGCTCTAAGCTGCTGAGTGAATTGGAGGTAATGTTTGACATTGCCAAAAATGCTGCCACTAATCCAGAAACAAAGCCTAAGCAAGCTCAGATTTGGGTTCGCGTCATGGCCTATTTGAGCCAAGTTATGAACAGCGTGGCTGAAAGCTACGATGAAGCCGAAGCTATGGAATATCTTGAAAATCTGGAGCGCATGATTCGTGAAGCTAAAGGGGATTCTGAACAAAGCCAAACAGCTTGAAAACGACTGGCGTGAACAACAGAAAGCCAAAGAAACGGAAATTCCAAGAGACTTCATTCAGTTCTGTCAAAAAATGCTTGGCTTAAACCTAACCAAATACCAGTTAGAAGCAGCTGAGCTCTTAGAAAAGCAAAATGACGTCGCTTTGAGATGGTGCAGACAAAGCGGTAAGACCCATCTGATAGCTGTTTGGCTTCTACATTATGCTCTGCTGCATTCTGGTTCGCACATTGCGGTTGTGGGTCCAAGCTGGCGACAAACAATGATTCCCATAACCAAAATCAACTACTT